TCAGGGCATGGGCGTGTTATCAAATCCATCGAAATATGTGGAGAAACTTATACTGAACAAGCAAATCAAGCATGATGGCAATCCATTTGTGGGATGGCAATTGTCAAACTGCGAGGTTTATGAAGATGTAAACGGAAACATCAAAGTCAGAAAGAATGAGGCAGACAAAGCAGCCAAAGTTGATGGCATTATTGCCATGATCATTGCAGCTCATTGCAGCTTGGACAATCCATATGCGTCAAGTTCGTTTGGATTTAGATCGTTTTAGTGATACTATGTGACCCAAATGGGGGAAAAACATGGGAATATTTGACTTTTTCAGAGGTAATAAAAGCGTAAAAGGCGAATCAAATACGCTTTTTGGCCAAACCCAGCTGGGCAATCAAATTGTCCGCACCAATCAAAATGGCCAGCAAGGCTCTGCATTCCAGCTGCTTTATGTGACCACCAGCAGCGTCACAAACGCTGGTCGCATTGTCGATATGTCGGTATTGTCGAGAAATTCGACAATTATGTCGTGTGTAGGAGTCAAAGCCAGAGCATTGGCCCAGTGCAGCGTGAACATCATGTGCAAGATGGATGATGGCACATTTGTTAATGCGCTGCAGTCAGACAAAGTTGGCAGCAGAGACAAAGCCAAAGCCAAGCAAGTGATGAATTTGCTGCAAGACCCAAACAACTTCCAAAACGCATATGAGTTTTGGTATCAGTGGTGTATGTGGCAAGATTTGGCTGGCGAATGTTTTACATTGTTGCTGAGAAAAGACAACAAAGACTCGATGCAAACCCCCATCGAGATGTACAACTTGGATGCCACATTGATCACAGTTCAGATGACCAATTTGAGGTATCCGAGCTATCGCATGAGCACACCAACATATGGTTTTAACATGGATGAGCCATTGCTGCCATACCAGGTGATCCATATTACTGAGGCAGCGTGGCAAGGTTCAGCTGGTTTTAACAAAGGCATTTTGGCCACTGAATTGGTGGCATTGGATACAGACATTGACTTGTATGCCAACTATGTAATGCAAAATGGTGCAAAACCAAGCGGATTGTTCAAGACNGATCAAGTCATTCCAGATGCCAAGTACAAAGAAATTGCNGCCAGGCTGAAAGANGCTTGGGCATCGATGACTGGCTCAAAGCCNACCGACACCAGCAAGCCAGGCCAAGGAATGCTGCTGGATCAGGGCATGACATTTGAGACTGTGAAAATGTTGACGTTGCAAGATGCTGATGCAGCCAAATTGAAAGACCAAACCACCAAACGCATTTGTGCATTGTTTGGAGTTCCATCGCAGCTGCTGGGCTTGGAAATGGGCAAATACAACAACACCCAAACTTTGCTCGATGAGTTTTACAAAACGACCATGTATCCGATGATTATCAACATCGAGCAAAAATTCACCAAGCAGCTGCTGCGTGGATACCCTAATCTTTGCATCAGATTTGACACCAAAGACTTTTTGAAGGGCGCAGCACTGGATCAAATGAATTTTGTGACCGCTGGTGTTTCAGCTGGAATATTCACACCCAATGAGGCCAGAGAATATTTGAATATGCCCAAAGTTGATGGGGGCGATCAATTGCCAGCTTTGGACCCAATGAATATTTCCAAAACCAATGTGCCAATCAGTGGCAAGCCAGTGGCCAAAATTGATCCAATTGCTGGGTCCAGTCCACAGGATACTGGTGGCGGTGGAGGCAGCACATCACCCAAGATGGCAATCAATACTGAAAATAATGAACAACACTAAAAAAATAATTCGGATTTTGTCTTCACAAGTCAAATCGAGTGGTGTTACACTACCGAAAACTGATGACAAAACCCATACAATATTACAAGATAATAATCAATCCATACACAATGGGGTAGTCAATGAAAAATTTGAGTCTAATTTGCGAGGCCAAAGTCAGCCTAAAAAAAGAGGCAGACCAAAAAGCAAATCCTAGTGGAAAAATTTCTGCACGAGTCACGACCTGGGGAGCCAGAGAAGGTGAAGACGGCAGAAAATTCAATTATCAGCCAGATGGATTCATGGAATGGGCCAATGAGTTTGCCAAAGCTGGCAATCCATTGCCAATGTTTTTGAATCACAATGACATGGGAATGCCAGTCGGTGAATGGAATGAATTCCAATTTGACGATGATGGCATGACCGCTGAAGGGAAATTGTTTCTCAGCACAGTCGGTGGCTCTGATCTCTACAATGTTTTAAAAGAATCCCCCAGCTTATTTGGTGGCGTTTCAGTCGGTGCATATGCCGATGAGGCCCAAATGGTTGATTCTGATGGTAATCCATGTGATGACGATGATGAAGAATCATATTTTCAAATCACCAAAGGTGGATTGCGTGAAGTATCAGTGGTGATGTACCCCAACAATCCCAAAGCCGAGGTGATGAATTTGGAATATTTTGATGGCAATGGCCATGCAAATCCAAGAGTGATCGAGAAAGCACTGCGTGATGCTGGGCTTTCAAGAAAAGATGCGACCACTGCATCTTCAATTCTGAAGAAAATACTCGAGAAACGTGATGTTTCTGAGGAAGTCATTCAGGAAACCCCAAAACCGAGCGAATCGGATGCGGTGGTCAACGAGGCCGATTCAATTCTGAAAGCCCTAGAGGAAAGAGAATTGTTGAAAGCACTTTCAAAGCGTCTTAAATAAGGAAATCATTATGTCAGTCGAAAAAATTCTTGGAAAAAGTCGATGCCATCGAGGCATCAAATGTTGCAAAAATCGAGGAAGTAAAAGCCGAGACTCTTGCAAAAGTTGAAGAAATTTCTGTTGCAACCACAGANAAATTGGCAGCCATCGAGGCCAAATTGTCTGAGATCAACACTGCACCATCCATCATCAAGCCATCCAAAACCATCAAGGGCGATGTCAATAAAATGGTGCGTGAGCAATTGTCCAAGTTTGTCAAAAAAGGCAAAATGGAAAAAGAAATCAAGTTGTTTGAGTCTGATGATCAGTATCAAGCATATTTGATGGAAAGTTCATCTTTGACAGGTGGCGGTTACAACGTTGGTGGACGTACTGCTTATGATCCAGTATTCCACACATTGCGTTTGATTAACCCCATGCGTGGTTTGTCTCGCAACGTGACAACTGAAGGCTCCACCTATCAGTTCAGAGCTAAAGTTGGAAATGCTGGTGCAACATGGGGCTATTCCATTCAAAACAATGGTTCAGCAACAACTGAAAACACCAACATTTGGCAATTGGTATTGCAAGATTTGAACGTGCAATTCCCTATCCGTACTGCTGCACTCGATGACATCGATGGTTTAGAAGCCAACGTTGTTGACGATATGTTGATGGAATTCAGCCAAGTTGAGGGTCAATCAATGATCCAAAATAACGACCAAACTGACACTCCCAATACATATGGTGGTACACAAGGTTTGCGTGGTTTGAATCAATATGCAAACAATGGCGCAGCTGGCACATACACTGGTGGAGCAATCACAACTGCTGCATTCGGTTCATCAGGCATTTCCACTAGCAATGGCTTGAACAGTTTGGCAGTTTATGATCAGTTGACTACCAACGGCAACACTGTTGGTGCAGCCAATGTGACATATACCGATGTGATCAACTTCATCTATGCATTGCCACAACAATACTGGACACCAACTGCTAAGTTTTTGGTGAATCCTTTCATGTTGGGACAAATCAGAGGCTTGAAAGATTCCAACGGCACACCAATTTTCGAGCGTATGCATCCCTTGGATAATGGCCCTGGCACTGGTATTGTTGGCACATTGCTTGGCTTTGATGTTGTGGTTAACAAGTATCTTGATAATCCCTCACAAACAACCACTGCATCAGCTGGTACATTGAACAAGTTCCCAATGTATTTTGGAGATTTCCAACGCGGCCATACAATCGTAGACAGGTTGAACATGGTTCTACGTCGCTACGACCAAACGCTTCCAGGATTTATAACATTTTTTGGAGAAAAGCGTTTGGCTGCATCCAATGTCGATCCTTTCTCTATCATTGCNTATCGTTCAACTGCTACTGCAGCAAACTAAAAGNGTGGGGGCATTTGCCCCCACCTTTTTTTCATTTTATTTTTTTGGATTTATTTATGAGCACAAACATCATTCTTGAGGCCATTCAAAAATCACTGAACAAGCAAAAGCGTGTGACAGTTAATTTGAAAGAGGCATCAGCACTCACTGGCTCAGGCTCTGGTGTCGGTGGTCGAGTTATTTATGACGATGCATTTGCTGCATTGCGTTTATATAACCCTTTGAGAGCAGCTGGCGCAAGGGAAATCAAATCGATCGGATCAGATGAGGCTTTTGTGGTCAAGACTGGTAATGTTACCAATCCCACAAACCCATGGGGCTACACATTCACACCCAATGTGGGCACACCAAACGAGGCAATTTCTTTTTGGCAATTGCCAATGAGAGCCATTGCAGCTCAAGTCCCAGTGCGTACTGCGGTTTTGAGTGATGTAAATGCATTAAATGAAACAATCATTGAAGACGTTATGCTTGAGTTTTCTCAGCAAGAGTCACTTTCAATGATGCTGAACAATGACCAGTCTGGCACAACCACCACCACTTATGGTGGCACATTGGGATTGCGTGGCTTGAATAGTTACACCAGCGGATCAACTGCAGCATTTGGCACAAATGGTTCAGCCATCACAAATGGAATTCACACAGTATTGACAGTGACTGCAACAACTGGCGGTGCTATTGCTTACAACGACATTGCTGCATTGAATGCTGCATTGCCCCCCCAATACTACAATGACCCCACTTGCGCATGGATGATGCATCCCAGCACAATTGATTATCTGAGGACTTTGAGAGACTCATCAGGTATGCCATTATTCTTGGAAATCGGTGACAAAGATGGATATTCAATTGGCAATATCTTTGGCCATCCAGTGATTCCCAATACATACATGGATNAAATTGGTTCAGGCAAACTGCCAGTTTATTTGGCAGCTTGGGGCAGATTTATGACCATTGTGGACAATGAAGAAATGTCATTCCAGTGGTTTGAGCAAACTGCAGCCAGGCTTTTTGACANTNTTTGCTGAAAAGCGTGTTTGCAGCACAATTCGAGATGTATTTGGTGGCGTGAGACTTTCAACTTAAAGGCTCAAAATGGCTCTGGACAGTTACACCAATGGCCCNTNTTTGGGAACAAATAGGAATCCATTTTCTTATGAAAAAATCGAGCAGATTGATCGAGATGTTTCAACTCCATGGTTGACTCTCGATCAGATCACCAATCAATTGAATTTGTTTGGTGATGAATCGCAAGATACATATTTGCAAGGACTGGAGCTGGCCACCAGAATGGCGGTTGAGGACTTTTTGGGGATGAGCATATTCCCAACGCAGTATCGTGTCTATTATGGCGCATACAATGGGGAAAGCGGTACTCAAGCATCATTGGACTTACCAGAAGTAAGCCAGGCCACTCAATATGGCGCTGGAGTTGTGATCAATCAAGTTGGATACTGGGACTCGAACACACCACCAGTTTTTACAATTGTTGATCCCACCACTTATTTTTACGATCCAACTGGTAATAAAGTCATTTGCAACAGTATTCCAAGTGAGATCAATCAGGCAATCAGCAATCCAATTACTGTGGTTTATACGGCCAATTCAAGCCCATATGCTGCATACCCAGTGATTCAGCAAGCTGGATTGATGATCCTCACGCATTTGTATAACAACAGATCAAACACCACATCAACGAATCTGAAAGAGATTCCCATGGGCGCAGCTGCATTGCTCAGACCCTATAAACCATTGGTGCTATAAATGGCAATTGCACGTTTTGAGCAGATCAATGTCAACAATGTCACCAATAGTGTGGACACGATTGGCCAACAAACCACAACCATCACATTGTGGTTTCAGACTCGAGCATTGGTTCAAGACGTAAGGGACGCAGCGCAAATTGGCAAGGATGATCGGACGTACACAAAAAACGTCAAATTTGTATTGAATTTCACACCCAATACATTGCAAATGTCTGAGCATCAAAATCTGTATTCGATCACTTGGCGTGGCCAAGATTATCGGATCAATGATGTGATGGAATCCAATGACCGCATGAATGTGTCATTCTTATGCTATAGAAACGACCCAGCGGTGAGCGTATGACAGTCCAGCAAAACATTCTCAATTATGCCCAAGCCATTCAAAATGGTTTGGCTGCTGCAGTGTCACCAGTTCCAGTGTACGCAAACTTCAACAGGAATTTTGCTGCAGAGCCAAGTTTTGTGACCTGGCAGCTGCGAAATGTACACCAGCCAGTCTACACTGGCGTGAATCAGGCAAACAAAGGCATTGATACACCAATTTTTCAATGCTCAATATTTGCACAAAACATGAATGATTGCTTTGGTTTGTCCAATACGATCACTCAGGCTTTGCATGGGTATAATGGATTTTTGGGCGTGAAAGGCTCATTTGCTGGTGTGTATGTGTCGAAAATTG